ACTACAAAGCCACAGGCTATCAACTGCCAGCATAAGTATTTCTTTAAGCGGTCTTGGCGTCATTCCCGCTTTACAAACTCTGCCGCCTATGCTATAATTAACATAGGAGAAAAAGCATGACACAAGATCAAAATGAAGTAGTACACCGTTGGATGTCCGCAAGACAATACAAATATACCAGTACCAAAGAGTACCATGATGCATTTCCATGTGCATATCGTCAATGGCGGGCAGACAGCCATTGCAATTTGATACATGGTTATTCATTCAGCATGAAGTTCTACTTTGGCACAGACAACCTGGACACACGTAACTGGGCGGCTGACTATGGTGGACTCAAAGAACTCAAGTCAGTGTTGGAAAGCCAATTTGATCACACATTGCTTGTGGCCGAAGACGATCCTGAATTAGAGCTGTATATGGAAATGCAACGCAGAAATATTGCCAAGTTGACCATATTGCCTAAATTAGGATGTGAAGGACTTGCCGACCAACTGTACCGGTATGTGAATGGTGTGTACATTCCTGACATGTGGGGGCCTGGTGAGGCACAACGCCTGTGGTGCTACCGAGTTGAAGTACGTGAAACACAAAGCAACATGGCTTTCCGTGAAGGCCATAGAGAATGGAATGAAGATTTATTTGCATAAGGATCAAACATGAATATTGTAACCTACGATCAACCGCATCGTTACGACATTGCTATGTTGTTGGCCACTAGAGGTCGCACTGACAGTCTGGGTCGTAGTGTTCGCAGTTTAGTTGAACTAGCTGATCACCCCGAACGTGTGCAGTTGATGTTTGCGTTTGATCGCGATGACACCATTGGCAAAGAGTATTTTGTCAAAGAACTACAACCGTGGATGGATCAGAAAAAATTGGCTTACAAGGCTATGATTTTTGATCGCCAAGGGTATCATAGACTGCACATCTACAACAACAAACTGGCCGAAAATACTGATTCACGCTGGCTGATGATTTGGAATGATGATGCTTATATGGAGACTCAGGGTTGGGACACAACTATTATGAGTTATGAAGGACAATTTCAATTGTTGGCTTTTCATACGCACATGGACCATCCCTACAGTATTTTTCCTATCATTCCTAGAAAGTGGTTTGATTTGCTGGGCTATATTTCACCGCACAGTGTGCAGGACGGCTGGCTGAGCCAACAGGCATACATGCTGAACATCTGGCAGCGTATACCTGTGAATGTATTGCACGATCGTGCAGATCTAACTGGCAACAACAACGATGACACATTCCGCGAACGTGCATCGCTGGAAGGTCGTCCCATGGACGAAAACGACTTTCACAGTGTGTCACAGATATCATTGCGACAACAAGATTGCTACAAATTGGCCACGTACATGAAGGACAATGGAATTAGTATTGAGTTCTTCGAAAATATTTTTAAAGGCACACAAGACCCTTGGGAGAAGTTGGCCAAAAATGATGTTAACAAGCAAATGGTGCAATTTGACAATCCACACCGGCACTTTGCCAAATGATTAAATACTAGATGACATACAAACTAGCCTGGGTTCAACCCAATTTCCAGCAAGGACCCAAAGAGTTCAACGCCTACTATCTGCCATATTCTGCAGGCGTGATATGGAGTTACAGTCTGGCCGATCCAGCCATACGTGAACGCTTCAAAGTAACTGAATTCTTGTGGCGCAGAGAAGCCATTGAAGAAACAGCAGACCGACTGTGCAAAAATGATCTAGTGGCATTCAGTACCTATGTTTGGAATCATCGCTACAACTATGAACTTGCACGACAGATCAAAGCACGTAATCCCAACACAGTGATTTTGTTTGGCGGGCCAGAGCCTGCCATCACAGACGTTAATATTTTCCGAGACAATCCATTCATGGATTTGATTATCTGCTACGAAGGCGAAATCACATTCAAACGTGTGCTGGAAGTGTTTGATACCAAAAACTGGGAAACTGTGGCAGGACTGTTGATCAACAGAAACGGTGAAGCGGTAAAAACTGAAGAAGCCAAACGTATCGAAAGTCTTGAAGAAGTTGAAAGCCCATACTTGTCCGGCATATTTGACCAGCTGATAGCTGATCATCCTGAAGTGACCTGGCAAGGCACATTGGAAACCAATCGTGGTTGTCCGTATCAATGCACCTTTTGTGACTGGGGCAGTTTGACCTACAACAAGGTCAAGAAGTTCAAATTAGAACGTGTGTTTGCTGAACTGGAATGGATGGCTCAGCACAATTTTGATTGGATTTCAATCACCGATGCCAACTTTGGCATGTACCCCGAACGTGATGGCATGATTGCAGACAAAATCATTGAGTGCCAGGAAAAATATGGTTCACCAAGAACGTTCTCAGTGGCCTGGGCCAAGAATCAAAAGAAGGAAGTTATAGACATTGTGAAGAAACTGTTGGATGCCAAAGGATTCAATCAAGGACTCACACTGAGTGTGCAGAGCCTGGACTTGGATGTGTTGGAAAACATTCGTCGCAAGAACATGGAAATGAACAAGCTGAACGAAGTGTTTGAACTGTGCGACCAACGCAACATTCCCGCATATACAGAACTGATCCTGGGCTTGCCTGGTGAAACTTTGGAAACATGGAAGAAGAATTTCTATGCCTTGTACGAACTAAATCAACACACTGGTATCACCACATTTCAAGCACAGTTGTTGGAAAATGCTGAAATGAACTTGTTGCAAAAGAAACTGTTCAAGATTACCAGCCAACCTGTTACAGACTATTTTGCTGGCAGCTACAGTGTGGAACACATTGAAGAAAGCATTGATGTCATTACAGGCACCAAAGACATGCCCACACCAGTGATGCTGGATGCACAGATATTTGCCTGGTTCCAGACCACGTTTCATATCAACGGCTTTGCTACCTTGGCTGCACGATTTATCAACAAGTACATGGGCATCAGTTATAACGATTACTACGAAGAGTTGTTTGCACACTTTATGACCAACGATTGGGTAAAGAAAGAAGAAGCCGAAGCCCGTATGTATTTTAACAATTGGATGATGACTGGACGCATTAACCATCCCAAGATTGGTGTGGAGATTCATGGCTGGAACATCATTCACAGAACCAGCATGAACATGCACCAGGAAAATCAAGTCGAGCAACTGTATGATCATTTGGAAAAATTCTTAGAACGTTACCACTTGCCTCCAGATCTGCTGGCTAGCCTGATGAAATTGCAAAGAAGCTACTATATCAAATATGATGACAGAAATCAGTACCCTATGGACTTGCAGTTGGACTACAACATTTGGGAATATTTGAGCTTTAGCAAGTCCTTAGAAAAAGTCCCCACTGTGTATCGCTTGGACTTTCCTGAAGACAAGACCATGAGCTTCAATAGATTTTTGGAATTGTTTTACTTTGCAAGACGCAGAAACTTTGGTAAAGCCACCGTGGATCGCATCAGTGGCAGTGATTCCAAAGGCACACGTCGTGGTGCAGGTGCTGCCAAAGCACAAGGCAGTTTCTCAGTGAAGAAAAAACAACTAGTGGCGTGATGTCAAAGCTGTTTACATTTGGGTGCAGTTTTACCAACTATCGTTGGAGCACCTGGGCTGATTGTTTGGCACCAGAATTTGATTATTTTGAAAATTGGGGACAGGCCGGCGGCGGCAATCATTACATCTTTAACTCAGTCATGGAAGCGGATCAACGTCATCAGTTTGGTGTTAACGACACTGTGATAGTTTGTTGGACCAGTTTAGATCGAGAAGATCGTTATGTTGACGGACGGTGGCATACTCCCGGCAATGCGCATTTTGCAACCAACGTGTTCAATAAAGAATATCTCAAAACACACATAGACGAGCGAGGGTATTTGATAAGAGATCTTGCTTATATCAAAGCAGTAAAAACATTGTTGGAAAATCGTCCGGGATTGACCTGGCGCTTCTTAAGCATGGTAGAACTCATGGCTCGTCCTTGGCCTGATGATGATGTTAGTTTGCATCGAGATGTTATGAGATTGTACAGTGATGTATTGGATACTATCTTACTAGGCTATGACAAAACTGTGTTTGCTGAAACTGGATGGCCCAATCGAAATGGTGATCCGCATCCCAGTCCTGCAGAGCATTTGACCTATTTGGATGCAGTATTGCCAGGCTGGGTGACAAAAACAGAAACCCGTGTTAAAATGCATGAACAAAGTATCAATCTAAATAAAGATCCCCGCAAGTCGGGCATGACAAAGGTAACAAGATTATGAAATTAAAAGTATCAGAATTATTTTATTCAGCACAAGGCGAAGGACGCTATGTTGGTGTGCCCAGCGTGTTCTTGCGTATGTTTGGTTGTAACTTTACCTGTTCAGGGTTTGGTTGCAAGCCTGGAGAAAAGAGTAAAGAAGCAGACGAAGTGGCCAAGACTGTGGAGTTGTACAAAACATTTGAAGAACTTCCCTTGGTAAGTACAGGCTGTGACAGCTATGCATCATGGCACCCAGACTTCAAGCACCTGAGTCCCACATACACAGTGGAAGAACTTGTGGATCGAATGACTGCACTGTTGCCCCGTGGCAACTGGCTGCAACCCAACGGTAATCCTGTGCATTTGGTTATCACAGGTGGAGAACCGTTGTTGGGTTGGCAACGTGCTTATCCAGAACTACTGGATGTGTTGGCTGAACGTGGTCTGCGACACATCACATTTGAAACCAATGGTACTCAAGAACTCAGCAGAGAGTTTAGAGACTACTTGCACAACTGGTTTGGTGAGATTACATTTAGTGTAAGTCCCAAACTGAGTGTGTCAGGAGAGAAGTGGGGGGATGCCATCAAGCCCGACGTGGTATGGGACTATGAAACATACGGTGTGACATATCTCAAGTTTGTGGTAGAAAAAGTTGAAGACTTTGATGAGCTGGACCGTGCAGTGGAAGAATATCGACTGCGTGAGTTTAGCGGTCCTGTGTTTGTGATGCCAGTGGGCGGTGTGGTATCAGTGTATGATGGCAACAGAATCAATGTTGCCGACGAAGCACTCAAACGTGGCTACTGGTACAGTCCACGATTACACGTTGACCTTTGGGGCAACGGGTGGGGTAAATGATACTAGATGGAGCATTTGAAATGTGGGATTGGTTAACAAAAAAGAAAACGCCTCCTGTTAAAGAGGAAAAAGAAAAAGTTATCCGTGTGCCCAAGGCACCTGAAAAGTCTGCCAAGCAAATTGCCACAGAGAACAACGAACCCTACGTGGCCATCTTGAACATGGACATTGATCCCAACAACCTGCACCAAGGTGCATTTGAACTGGACTGGAATGAGATATTCATTGCTCGCTTGGTCAAAGCCGGCTACATGATGAAGCCCACAGACGCAGATTCAGACATTGTGGATCGCTGGTTCCAGAATGTGTGTAGACACGTGGTGATGGAAACATGGGAACAAGATCAAGCCATGCGTAACTCAGCAAATGGTTATGTCCACACCAGAGACATTGGTGACGGGCGCACAGAGATAAGTTAAGGATATTGATATGATGGATGGAAGACGTGTGGGCTTTACTGCCAGCACATTTGATTTGTTACACGCTGGCCACATTGCCATGTTGCGTGAAGCCAAAGAAGAATGTGAGTACCTGATCTGTGCATTGCAGAATGATCCCACCCTGGATCGACCCAACAAAAACCGACCAGTGCAAAGCATTGTGGAACGACAACTGCAACTCATAGGTTGCAAGTATGTGGACGAAGTTTGGGTATACAACACAGAAAAAGATCTGGAAGACCTGTTGCTGATCCTGCCCATTGATGTGCGCATCTTGGGTGTGGAATACGAAGGCCGAGAATTTACCGGTCGTGAGATCTGTCACAAGCGTGATATTGAATTGCACTTTAACGGACGGGATCACTCATTCAGCAGTAGTGAACTGCGTCAACGTGTGGCACAGGCTGAAGAATTGAAGCGGAAACTGGAGTCCTGGGAACCAGTGGGTGCAGATGACACAGGTGGTCCCAGTCCACGATGATACTGTATGCCAATGGTTGCAGTCACACCGCAGCCGCAGAAGCAGTGGTGCCAGATGCATTTGCTGAGGATGATGGCAAGAACGGTATAGATCGTCGCCCACACCCACTCAACTTGGCAGCCAGTTGGTGCTCACATCTAGCACAGGATCTTGGCCGGACACTGTATTGTGATGCAGAGTCAGCCAGCAGTAACGATCGCATTATTAGAACCACACGTGAATGGATTGCCAACAATCCCGATCAGTTGCATGATGTGTTCATGGTCATACAATGGACCACCTGGGAACGAGAAGAATGGTTATACGATGATGGCACATGGTATCAAGTCAATGCATCGGGTGCAGACATGGTACCCGAAGAATGGCGTCGACGATATCAAAAATACATAATTGGTGTAAATTGGGAAAAGAAAACTCAAGAAGCACATGAAAAGATTTGGGCATTGCATACCGAACTGCAAAATTTGAAAATTCCGCATTTGTTTTACAATGGCTACAGTACTTTTAATGATGTCCAAAATCGTATAAATTGGGGCAACAATTACCTAGAGCCTTACAGCAAACAACATTCTTATTATGCAATTTTGCAACAAAACGGGCATGTTGCCACAAAATGGTACCATTTTGATGCCAAAGGCCATTGCTTTTGGGCCAAGTATGTGTTACAATACATCAAGCAAAACAACTTGGTGAACACAGATGCGCTACCTACTGATTGATACTTCCAACATGTTTTTCCGTGCGCGGCACCAAGCGCATCGTGCCGCAGACACATGGACCAAATTGGGCTTTGCACTGCATCTTACACTGATGAGTGCCAACAAAGTAGCACGTGATCTTGGTGCTGATCATGTGGTATTCGCACTGGAAGGTCGTAGCTGGCGTAAAGATCACTATAAACCCTACAAAGCCAACCGTGCAGTGGCACGTGGACAAATGAGCGAGACCGAAGCAGAAGAGGACAAACTGTTCTGGGAAACCTATGATGAGCTGACTAAATACTTGTCTACACGAACCAACTGTAGTGTCGTTCGCTGTGCCACAGCAGAAGCAGACGATGTCATTGCACGTTGGATTGCACTACACCCCCAAGACGAACATGTTATTGTCAGTTCAGATTCCGACTTTGTGCAGTTGATCGCACCCAACGTCAAATTGTACAATGGCATCAACGATCACTTGTTCAGTACCACGGGTGTTACAGACGCAAAAGGCAAAAACTTGGCATTCTCTATTGAGAGCAACTCAAAGATCAAGGTTGGCAAACCTGACGCCAACTTTGTACCTCCCCCTGACTACCAGAAGTGGGTGCTGTTCTTGAAGTGTATGCGAGGCGATCCCGGTGACAATGTGTTCTCGGCCTATCCTGGTGTGCGAGTAAAAGGCACCAAGAATCAAGTGGGACTGACAGAAGCATTTGAAGATCGTGACCGTCGCGGCTATGCCTGGAACAATCTCATGTTG